ATCTGGTCGCAGTATGAAATCCCTGGCGTGGAATTTCATGTAGAGGAAACAGGGGGGAGGTTGACCAAGGCCGGGATGAGCTACCGGGCGGACAAGGACACTACCGAGGCTTCGGCCAAGACGATGATTGCCATGATGCACCGCTTGGCCCCGAACCTCACGGACAAGGAAATCAAGCAAACCTTGAAGGGGCTGATCATCGATTCGGCCAGCAACCTGGGGGAACCCATCCCCACGGTTCAGGACGGGGTGACCTTCTGCGTGACGTCAACGGAGATCAAAGGGAAGCGGTACACGGAGTTGACGGCAACCCCATAGCTGATGATGAAAAAGCCCCGGCCAGGACCGGGGCTTTCACTTGGCTAGTAGTTTTTGATGAGGACTTCCCCCACCGTCTTTGCCTTCTTTCCTCCTCCCACCGTGTACTTGGTTTGGGCGCTCACGATGTCGAAGGCTGCGAACGTCTCGCGGATTTCCGGGCAGTCATTGAGGGAAAGCAAAAATTTCCCTTTCAGATCAACCAGCAGCCCGGCCAGTCGCGTGAAGTCTTCCTTGTTGAACAGACCCCGCCCGTAGAAGAATTCGGTCCCGTAGTACGGCGGATCCAGATAGAAGAATGTCTCGGCCCGGTCATAGCGTGGGATGTAGTTATTCCAGGGCAGGTTCTCGACCGTCACCCGCGCCAGGCGCAGGTGTACCTCGGAAAGTTCGGTCTCCAGACGAAGCAGATTGATGGGCGGGAATTTTTCCACGCCGACGCCAAAGACCCGGCTTGTGATCTTGCCGCCGAAGGAATGCCGCTGCAGGTAATAGAAGCGCGCGGCTCTCTGGATGTCGGTCAAGCCGCCCGCCTCCAACTGTCCTTTGAAGTCGGCGAATGTTTCTCTGGACGAAAGGATGAACTTGAACTGCTTGCAGAACTCCTCCAGGTGGTTTTGCAGGACCCGGTAGAAACTGACCAGATCCCCGTTGATGTCATTCAGGCTTTCATACTTGCTGGGGTCCTTGCGGAAGAACACCCACCCGGCCCCGGCAAAGGCCTCGGCATAGTGTTTGTGGTCGGGGATGAGGTTGCAGATACGGTCGGCCAGCTTGGACTTGCCGCCGACCCAACAGAGGGGACTTTTCATGGGTATCACCTTTACAGGTTTGTCCTCGGCTGCTACCAACCTCGAACCCCTTGAGAAAGGGGCAGGAGTAGCGGCCTCGGTCGTGGTCCGGTGTGGCAGCACCAGGCCAGTGAGGGCGCTTTTACCGTCCTCGCCTACTCCGCTGGTAACAGGCCCCGGCTAGATGCCGGGGCCTTGTCTTGTGGATTATGAGCCCGTCCGAATTTCCGAGAACAGGGAGGCCTGCTCTGCGGGCGCTGTCTCGCGGATCCGCTTGCGCAGTTCCTCGGGCAGGTCGTGTGCCGATGGGCTGAGGGTGTGGGAAAATTCCACGTTCATGACGAAGGTGTGGCCGCACTTCGGGTCCGTGCAGGCGCAGTAGGCCTGCTTGAACTGAGCGTCCATTTCGTTGGAACTGGTGATGACGGCCACCTTTCCGCATGTCGGGCAGTGAACTCGGAAGGCCATTGTGTTTTCCTCTCTGATTCATCACATTGCCTGATTCCCTGTTTCGGGGTCAAACCCTATCGCGTCCCTGGGCAGCAGCACGTCGTTGACGGCAGCGGCCAGCATGGCCTGGACCGGGCGTATCTCGTTCTGCTGGTACACGTCGTTGGCTTTGGTGATGTCGCCGAACCCGCTCTGGTTCTGCGGGATGAGGCAGGCCAGGGCGGGCTGGATCCGGTGGGCCGCTATGATGTCGTCGCGCGACAGATTCTTGATCTGCTCCAGGTCGTCCTTGGTCGAGAAGTCACCGACCGGCTTGATCTGGATTGCATCCTTTTCCCCGTTGGGGATGTGCACGAACATGGAGCGGAAGTTGCCCAGCCCCTTGGAACCCTGGATGGCTTCCCGGATAGCCGCCTTGGAATCGTCGTCCAATTCGCCACCGGCGTAAAAGACGTATCCCATGTGAGCGCCGTTCTTGTAATACTTGCGCCGAAAAAGCGTGGCGTCCTCGTTCAGCAGCATGGATTGCAGCGCGCCCAGGTAGCCGGGTAGTCCATAGATTTCCTGGCTGACATCGTAGTTCTTGATATGCAGGACCTCGCCGGGCTCAAACTTGACCAGCTCGCCGTGGATCTGGAGCATGCAGTATCTGTCCGGTTCCTTCATCCTGCGCATGTTGATGGCGGGCAGGTTCTTGAGCAGGACGACTTCGCCAAAACTGTTGCGGAGTTTCTGAAAGTAGGCGTTGGCAAAGACGTTGTAATCCGTGACCACTGCGTTCATGGCCGTGTGCGTCACCGCCCTGGACGGCTTGAAGCCCTGCATGATCTGCTGGGTTTTGAATTCGATGGCCGGGCCGTGGTAGGCATTGGCGCGGAGGAGCCGGGCCAGCCCCTTCAGCGGGACGGGTGGGTCATAGTACCTTCCGTTGTCCAGGAGCCAGGTGCCGAGGTAGTCATAGATGACCCCGTCCAGGACCGGTTCAGGATCGCCAAACGTGAAGGCCATGGGCATGCCCAGAATCTCATCGCTCATAACTGCTCCTATGCTGCTTTGCCGATAGTCACTTCCGCTTTCGGCTTGTACTTGTTGTTCAGGGGCTCATTCGCCAGGGCATGCATGATGGCCCAGGCAACGTCCGCGTGTCCGGTGGAGGCGGTGCGCGCCGCCGAATAGGTGATGAGCCCGGCCTGGGAGGTATCTTGCCGGATGGTCAGGAAGGCGTGGGCGATATCGTTGTGAACGGCATCCCATTCCAGGCGTCCGTCTCCAATGACGTCCTTGGCTTTGAGAACCAGCTGGGCCTTCGTCACCGGGGAATAGGTGATGGCCGTGGCCGTTGGGAAGAAGGCTTTCACCATGTCGTACACCCCGATGCCGGGGCCGGTGACGTCGATTCCAATGTGGGCAAAGTTGTATTTCTCGGTCAGCTTTTTGATCTGCTCGGCCTGCCAGGTGTAGGACTTGTCCACCCATTTGAAGCGGGCGATGACCCGGTGTTTGCCGCCCTCCTTCTCTGCCGGAGCGATGATGACGAAGGCGGCATCATCCCGGTTGCGGCTCGGGTCATATCCGCCCCAGACCTTCCGGTTGCCGAACGGCCTTTCCGCGTGGGGGTCAACGTCGCCCCAATCGTCGGGGTCGGCCATGCAGGCTTCCAGGTGTTTGAGACGGAAGACGGCCTGCAGCTCGTCCACAAACTCGCACATGAACAGGTTCTTGAACTCATCGTCGCTGTACTGGATCCGCAGGTCCTCAAGGTCGAACAGATCGCAGCCGCCCTTCTCGGCGTCCTTCAGGGTGATGATCTTGCGCCACACCTTGTCCGGGCAGACAACGCCCTTCTGCATTTCCCTGAAGCTCGGAAATTCCTTTCGCCGTCCCTTCTGCCTGAAGCGCCGGTTGAAGCGGTCGCCGGTCCACAGGTCGTATGCCTCGTGAGTGACAGCCGAGGGAGTGGAGAACATGGTGATGCGCCATTTCTTGTGCGCGGCCATGGCCGAGGCGACCTTGTACAGTTCGTTGAACTTCGTGATCCAGAAGTATTCGTCAATGTAGACGTGGCCGTGGTAGGACTGCGCGGACTTGGAATTGTTCGACAGGAAGTAAAGGGTCGCCTCGCCCTTGGCGGTATGCAGGACGATTTCATCCTTGCCCTTCAGTTCAATGTCAAATTTGTCCTTGACGATGGCGACGATGTAGCGCCGAAACACGTCCGCCTGGCGGCGGGTGGCGGAAAGGAATATCTGGTTGTCGCCGGTCAGGCAGGCGTCCTCGAACGCCTCGCGCGCAAAATACCAGGTCAGCCCTATCTGGCGGGACTTGAGGACATTGCGGATTCCGTAGACCTTCTTCGCCTCTCCCAGCTCCCGCTGGTAAACGAAGTATTCCTTGTGGAAGGTTTCCTTGAAGTCCTTTCCCGTGAGGTGGGAGACATCGTTCTTGATGATCTTGCCGCGCTTCTTCTTCGGTCTGCGCGTCCGTCCTCCCACCACCGGCTTGCCCGCATCCTTTTCCTCGTTGGCAGCTTCCAACTCCCGGAGCTTCATTTCCCGTTCGCGGAGCAGGTAGCCGTGGAGCCGGTCCATTTCCTTCAGGTCGCGTTCGGCCTTGTCTTCGCGCTCGACCAGCAAGGTGAAACGGCGGACAATACACTGCAGTGCATCTCCATTGACCTTGAGATCGTCCCAGTTGTGGACCTCACGCCAATGGTATAAGGTGCGCTTGGCGATCTTCATCTCTTTATGAAGTTCGGATATCTTGTATCCTCTCAGATAAAGAGACTTCGCCGCCGCCATAATTTCCGCTGTATGCTGCGCCATACAGCTTTAATACATCCCCACAACATAGACCGCGTCATATTCAATTCCGATTTTGCATCAATCGGAATCGGTTTGATTGCATCCGCTTTTTGGCCGCGCGTATTCTTGCCGCATGCCGAACACCTTCACCACCGAATGGAAAAAGATTGGACAGTCAGGTCCGACCATGGATGGCCGAGAGATCGAACCGCAATGGTTGATTGATGCCGCTGAAACCTATGATCCGGGCACGTATACCGCCGTGATCTGGATTGACCATTTCCGCTTCTACGGAAACATGGGCAAGGTGGTGGAACTCAAACAGGAAAAGGACGGCGACGTCGTCAGCCTTTATGCCAAGCTTCAGCCGAACGAATGGCTTTTGTCCTACAACAAGGACAAGCAAAAGCTGTTCACCTCTATGGAGCTGACCCCCGATTTTGCCAAGTCCGGGAGGTGCTACCTTTCCGGCCTGGCCGTAACCGACATCCCCTCAAGCCTCGGCACGACCGAGCTTCACTTTTCCCATCGCAAGCAGAACCCCGACAACCTCATCCTGTGCGGCGTCGAACTCGAGCGCCTCCGGGATGAAGAGTCGGAAGCGGAAGCCCCGAAATGGTTCACCAAGGCCATGCAGAGGCTCGGAATCAATATTCCCCAAAAACCGGGGGCGACCCCCGAACCCGAAGAGGAAGCCATGAACGCAGAACAGTTCTCCGAAGTGATGGGCGCTATCAAGTCCATCGGCGACCGGCAGGAAGCGCTTGAACAGCAGTTCGCCGCGCAGCCCCCTGCCCAGGACAAAGACGGCACCGACGCCGGGGGCACCCCCGACACGGACGACGGCAAGCAGACCTTCTCTGCCGAAATCACCGAAGCCCTGAAGCCCATCAACGACAAGCTGGGCGAGATGGAGACGGCGTTCAACGCCAAGGTCGATGAACTGACCGAGCGCTTCGAGAAGGTCAACCCCGGCACCCCGGCACCCGAATCCATCCAGCCCGCCGATGGCGGAAAGCTTCTCTAGGAGGTCGCCATGGAAGCCAAGACCCGCGAAATGTACAACCAGCTCTGCACCATGCTGGGCCGGAGCTACAACGTACAGGACGTCACCATCAAGTTTTCCGTTGAGCCCTCCATCCAGCAGGAGCTGCAGGACAAGATCGTCGAGCAGTCCGAATTTCTGCCCCTGATCAACAACATCCCCGTCCGGGATATGCAGGGCCAGGTCATTCTCGGTTCCGCCAACAGCACGGTTGCTGGACGCACCGACACTTCGGGCGATGGGGAACGTGTCCCCACCAGCGTCCTGGGCCTGGACCCCAAGAGCTACACGCTGCACAAGACCAACGCGGATGTCGCCCTGAAGTATGACATCATGGATTCCTGGTCTTTGTTCCCGGACCTGGGAGCCCGTTACACCCGGTACGTGCAGGAGCAGATCGCCAATGACCGCGAAATCATCGGCTGGTACGGCGAGTCCGCCGCAGACACCACCAACCGGGAAACCTACCCCCTGCTCCAGGACGTGAACAAGGGCTGGATGCAGTACATGCGCGACAACGAGGCTGGCAACATCATCGTTGAAGGCGTGGCAGAGTCCGGCGTCGTCAATATCGGCCCCGGCGGCGACTACACCAACCTGGACCACGCCGTTTCGGACATGAAGCGGCTCATCCCCAAGCACAAGCGCAAGGACCTCATCGTTCTGATCGGCGACGACCTGGTCTCCGAGGAACACTCCCAGCTCATGGAAGCCATCGGCATGGACCCGCAGAACAAGGTCCTCGCCAAGTCGGCAATTTCCACCATCGGCGGGTTGCCCTGGATGACCCCGTCCAACTTCACCAGCCGTGGCCTGGTCGTCACCTCCCTGAAGAACCTCTCCATCTACACCCAGAAGGGCAGCTGGCGGCGGCATCTCAAGGACAACCCCGCCAAGGACCAGATCGAAGACTTCAACAGCTTCAACGAAGGCTACGTGGTCGAGGACACCGAGGCCTTCGTGGCCCTGGAATTCAAGGACGACAACGTCCAGATCACCCGCGACGGCGGCAGCACCTGGGAATAACACCCTGAACTGAAAGGATGGGAGGGGGGGCTGCGCCCTCTCCTCCCGCCATAAACCCGGAGGAGCAACAACCATGAGTCTCGCACAACGATGGAAACAACGGGTCAAGAATGGCGAAGCGGGCAAGGCCTCGGCCACCACCGTGATCGCCACGGCCGGAGACAGCGCCAAGCTCGGCAAGGCCCAGCTGCTCAGTCTGTTGGACGCCGGGCTGAAAGTAGCCATCAAGGCGCTCAAGGCGATGAGGTCCAAAAAGGACAAAGTCGCGCACAAAAGGGACCAGCTGGTTCCCGAATTCATCGGCTATGTGAACCGCCTCATGGACCAGGGTTGGGAACATCCCCTGTTGCCCTGGTACACGGTCTGGAGTCTGGACGCCGGGTCCATGGAAAAGGCTCTGCAGGTAGCCAAATACTGCATTGAAAAGGGCCTTGAACTGGACAAGG